ATATAACCGCAGAATAACTCAAACTAGGTTACGCAGAGCGGTTATGTTGAATATAAGTTAGTTAATTAAGAGAGGTGGTTATGGACGGCAAATTAATTGAAAGTTTTTTAAATCTCGGGGCAGCTGGGCTTTTAGGATTAGTATTTTTGGTGGTGTTTCGGGGTATTCAAAAGCAGGTGGATCGCATTTTAGAAGCGCACAATGAGGAAAGATGCGATTGGCAGGAAAGCTCCAAAGATATGCACGCAAATGCTCGCTCGGCCATTAAGGACAATACAAATGCCCTACATGCGGTTGAAAAAGCCGTATCGCATTTTTCTAACATTTTAGACGATGTTGATTGTGCAAAATACAAACATAACCAGAAATTTAGACATTAAGATGCAAAGATTATCGGCTAAATTTTTTAGCGATGCGGAATTGAGGTGCAAATGTTGCGGCCTGCTTATTCTTGATCCTGTATTCGATAAAGAATTATTGCGCCTTCGCGTGAGATTTGACCAGCCTATACACCCAAGTTCTTGCTGTCGCTGCAAAAAGCATAATGCAGAGGTTATCGGGAAACCTCGCAGCTTTCACATAGGAGATAAACCGGCTTGGAAAAAGTTAATAGGCACGGCGGCTATTGATGTTAAATACACAAGCATCTTTTGCCGCAACAAACTCGCACGCACCGCATGGGAAATGGGCTGGCGAGTTGGATTGCATAAAAAATTTCTACATTTGGACTGCGCCCACATTATCGGGATTCTCCCGCAATCTATTTTCAGATACGAGCAGACCGTAACTGAGCAGGAATTGGAGAAGTTTAAATCAATAATAATAGGAGATTAGTATGAATAAGATAATTGAATTTCTGAAATACCCGTCAACTTGGAAAGGTCTAGTGACGATTCTAACGTTGGTTGGAGTTAATATAGCCCCAGACCAGGCCGAGGCCATTACAACTGCTGGCGTGGCTCTTGTGGCCGCAATTTGGACATTCTTTTCCGACACTGATATTAAGGCAGTTAAGAAATAATGTGGGTAGCTAAATTAATAACCATTCTTGCGGCTTTGGCCGAGCTTATTACAAGCTTTAAAAAGGCTGAGGCTCGCAAGGAAATTCTCGAAGAACAAAAAGCCGAGGCAAAGGAGATAATCGCCCATGCGGATAATATACGCGCTAACTCTGATAAGCTTTCTGACGACTTGCTCATTGCCCCAGAAAAAAGAACAACCTTCAATGTGCTTGATCTTTCTCCCGATATTCGCGGAGGATCAAGCGGAGGCAGCAGCGCTGCCATTGACGATAAAAAACCAGATCAAAGCTCATAATAAAATCTGGCAAGATACGTGCCTTTAACCCAAATAGGAACTTTTTATGCTATCACTAATATTATACGTTTTTGCTTTGGTTTTATTTATCCTGGCTGCGTGGCCTGTGCCTGCTAAATTCGGTCTAGGGTGGGCGGGCATGGCTTGCCTTACCGCAGCGGCTATATTCGATAAACACCCCATCTTCTCTTGAGGTTTTTGCGCTAAAGCTTGCTGATGATGGATTTGAAATCGTGAGTTTCGCAAAAATCAACAAAGGTATCTTTGTTGTACAATACTTTTGTGTCGTCGAAATCAATATAAACCGGCACATCATAATAAAGATGGATTAGCTTTAAAGAAAGCAGCGCGGCGGATTTGTTGGCTTCCAAGGACTGGCGGCAAACATTTCCGTCAACCAGCTCGGTTTGCTCTAAAAGACTTTCCAAGCTGCCAAATTGCTTGATAAGGCGCGCAGCAGTTTTCTGGCCGATCTTCGGAACGCCCGGTATATTGTCCGCCACATCGCCGGTTAGCGCCAAAACCTCGGCTAGCTTGGAGGGTATAACGCCAAACTTTTCTTTTACTTCCATCGGGCCGTAAACTTTATCATGCATAGTATCGTACATGGTGACGTTTTCAGTGACGAGCTGCATAAGGTCTTTGTCGGCGGAAACAATCACAACGGTGTGGCCGGCATCCTCGGCGCGCTTGGTCAAAGTGGCGATAATATCGTCGGCTTCATATCCGCCCACGTCCACATTGAGAAACCCGAGTGCTCGGCTGGCCTGACGTGCCAAGGCATATTGCGGCATAAGTTCCTCGCTCCGCTTTCTATTCGCCTTGTATTGGGGGTAAATTTGCTTCCTGAGCGTGGGTTGGGCATTATCGTAGGCAACGACAGCCAAATCGGGTTTTCGCTCTCGTAGGAGCTTTAAAAGCATTTTCGTGTAAATGTAAACTGCCCCGATTGGGATGCCTTGGGGATTTGTGAAAGGCGGCGCTATATGAAAAGCGCGGTATAAAAAGGAATAACCGTCAATTAGATATAAGGTTTTCATGAAATTGTCTCCTAGGAACGACTTTAGTTTGGTAGGCCGGTGGGTCGATTCCTAAAACCTTGCAGACTTTTTCTAATAAAGCTAGTTGATTATTCAAAGACTTATCCCAAGCGCCGCGATTAATGCCACTAAATCCATCCCTGCCACGGTGATGATTGGCGCAGAGCGGGAGGCCGAACATATGGCCTAGCCTCCCGCGTGCGTCGGTGATGTGGTGGTATTCGGAATTGAACCCGAAGTTAGTTATTGCAGAACGTAGCAAAGTGGTCATATACCAAGCTGGATAGCAGATAACGCACGGCATGGTTTTCACTATGCCGATATGGCGCTTTTCTGCTGCGGTAGCTGGTACGCGTTTTGACATTATTTGGCCACGCGCTTTTTGTTAATGTGGCTAACTTTGCTATCATCTTCGTCAAATAACGAAGGTTGCATGCCCAGCGCTGCGGCGTACAAATTAATCAAAGTTGCCTGTTCTTCGCGCTCGGCTTCGTCTAATTTGCGTAATGAAATAATTTTCCGCATAATTCTTGTATCAAAGCCATTGCCGTGAGCCTCGGCAAAAACTTCTTTGATATCGGTTTTGGTGCTGATAACTTCTTCGTTAAGGCGCTCAATCCGCTCAATGTACTGACGTAATTGATCTCCGGCGATGCCGCCCACTGTGGTTGTTTGGTTCTTTTTCATAAAGTCCTTTTTGGTTGAGGTTAGTTAGAATGGCTGAATAAAATAGCCCATAAGTCAGTGCTTGGCGAGACGATTTGCAGGGTTAGTAAAACTGAAATAATTAGCATAGCAACTGCAATCACAAAGCCGTAAGCGTAGAATTTGAAATCTTTCATATCAATCCTTTTTATAAGTTAAACTAGGGTCGCGGTAGAATTTAGCGCGCAGCTCCATCTGACGGGCAAAGCCGCTAGTTTCGCCGGAGTTATCCTTCCGTTGGCGAGCAATAAGCCTGGCTCGTGCGCGGCATGGGAAGTTAAGAATTTCTGCCATAAAACCTCTGTGTTAAAGTTTGAAAAATATAGCTGGTGGCACGCCCAAAGCCTTGCTGATATCGGCCAATCGCCCCACAGATATGCGGTTTATACCGCGCTCGTATTTCTGCAATTGCTGGTACGTAACATTGAGCTGTTTGGCTAAAACTTCTTGGCTGACGTTTTTAAGAAAGCGAATCTTTTTAACCATATAGCCCGCGTATATGTCGGCTGGGTGTGATTTTTTATCTTCCGACATAAATCTCCTTTCCTTCGGGTTTTTTCGGCATGGCGATGAATCCTGACCGTTCTAAAACTGCATCATCGTCATTGAAAATAAATTGCTTATTATCTGCATATTGACGTGATGGGATTTTTGAGTAAGTATAAGAGCCATCGGCGTTAATCGCATGTTTTTTGATTAGTTTAACTAAGTCTTGGTTTTGTTCTTCGCCCATTGCTGGCAGGCAGGCGGCGAAGGTCAAAGCTAAAAATATAAAAATCAGTTTCATAATGACCCCGCTGGTTTTGTGAGCATGTTGAAATAGTGGTCGTTGGTTTTTCTCCAAGCGCCGGATTTGATATCTTCGATATGCTTATCAGGATCAACGCCAGCGCTAACGGCATTAGCGCGCTCGAAAGCTTCCAGGTCGGCAACTTCCTTTTTATCAAACCACGGCTGCTTTACGGGCTTGCCCAGTAGAGGGAATTGCTGCAAGTGCATGAAGCCATCTAAGAACTCATCGAGCGCTGGTAGGGCTGTTTGGATTTGACCTAAAGGCAAGTCGCAATGCAGCACCCGGCCATCAATCAAACGAGTTAATGTTGTTGTCCATATCGCAGGCCAGTTGCGGTCTTTGACGATGTTAATTATATATTTGTCGGTAGTTATTTGCATAAATCCTCTATTTGGTTACAAGAGCAATCTAACAGGATTCGACAGGAAAGTAAAGGGAAAAAACGGATAAAGATGGATAGGGCGGGTAAGTTAATGTAATTGCTCAGGTTTATTTTTGGGTATCTTAAAATAATTTTTATATTCAAAATCGCTATATATGCCCTCAGCATTGGCCAACCATTCAAGGGTAGCTTCGTCGATCTTTTCGTTTGGCTCTGGGATTTGCATGCCATTGAAATTTGTGGCGGCGTAATTGCGTGTGAGTGTCATGCGATGTTCCCACTCCATAGTATCAAGGTCGGTGCTGCTCAAGACTTTGCGGAATTCCATGCCGTTAATGAGCGTGATATCAACGTAATCATGCCAAACATACTCTTTGATCCATTCGTGGATTTCGTCCTTGGTCATGAAAACATCTTGTTGCTGAAAATATCTTTGGTAATATTCCAGCGGCACGCACCAATAATAAGCGTTCTGGGCATTGGTGCGCGGTCGGCGGTAGTGTTCGATAGTGATTTTAGCTTTCTTGCCCTCAAGCTTACAAAAGGCATCAACGATGGCCTCGCCGTATCCGGTTCGGCCCTCGCTGATTTCCTTTGTTATGATAGTGATTTTGTTTTTGTTCATGTTCTGGCTGCTAAGTTTTCACCATCGAATTGTTGCTTTTTAAGTTTAATATCGCGTATAACATCTGATATATATTGCGGATCATCATCCACTAGTTTTTGAATGGTTTTTTCGTGCAAATTATAAAACGCGGTTAACTCTATTTGATTGGTGACTTTTTTTAAGGCTTCCGAAACGATTTCTTTGGCTTCGCGGCGCACATTAGCGCTAGGAAAGTTAGACTGTGTATCGGCTTTCGGTCGATCTTCCTCAACTTCATTTTCGCCGGTAATACCAAACATAGCGCAAAAGCTGTTTTTCTTTGCGTTGTAAATAGCTAGACCGCGATCCTCCGGGGTTTCCTTTTCGTAGGAAACTGTCAGTGGGTCGCTTTCCAGCCATTGGCCGCTAGAATGGATTAGGCGCGTGCTGACGCTAACCTTTTTGCTGGCGGCATCAATTGATAGGTTTTGTAAAAAGCCTAGCTGGTTGTCGAGATTTGGCTTTTTAACACACTGAAAGAATCGGCTAAGCGGAGCGGTTTTATATTTACTGTCCTCAGATTCGATATTCTTTTTAGGGTTTTTGTAGCGGCCTTGAGCGGCGCAGAACGCCTTTGCCAAGTCCATTTGAGCGTCAGATTGTTGCATATTATAGTCCTTTAATAATTGTTGGTGTTGTTAAGATGGCCGGAAACTTCGGCATAAACATTTGAAGCAGGCCATAACTTGTTGATTTCTTGGGCGACATCTTCAATTGGTTTGTCAATTGTAAAATTGTAACCCTCGGTGAGTAGGAGGGTAATATCGCCCGCATGGATCTTTAATGTAATTATTTTATGAGGGTTTAGCCAAGTGCCAAAAATATTAATAAGCATGTGGTTTGTCCTCCAATTCATTACGGAGCGTGAATTTGCTTTCAACCTTTAGAAGCGGGTTAAAAGATTTCATCACGTCGTCCATCTCCCGGTTAATGGCTTCAAATATAAGGTCAAGCTCGCCGGGTAGATATTCGTAAGCAGCTTTGTTGGATAGTTTACTCAAAGATCGTAAATATTTTATTACCTTGTTGGTACGATATTCGGCTAGGCGGCAAAATTTATCGGATTTGCTTTCTTCCGAAAGCTGGGAGATTTTGCCTTTTTGTGATATAGACATAAGTTTTCCTTTGTTAGTTAAAAATATAAGGTCTTTTGCTTGATAGAAGCGTTGAAGCATATTACCTCACTGTTGCGGTTGATTCTTCAAAGATACGAGCGCCGGCCAATTCCCGGTTGCCCGCGGCGACATAAGCATTAAGCGCTTTTGCCATTAGCTCAAGGCTCAGGAAGGGGCGGAGCTTTTCGAGATCAAGAGCATTGATATCGGTGATTGTACCCACCCAGCGCGTCCGCAAGCCAGCTAGCGACGATGAGCCGCGAGTTGATGACAGGGCGGCAGGTTTGGCCTGCGATGCAGTTTCGAGCTTTTGGGCTTGCTGCATGCTGCTTTCTGCTTTAACAAAGTTATTATCAGCCTGTTTGGTCATGCCGACATCTTCCATGGCCACGGCGGTTTGAAGCTGAGTTTCGGATAACTTGCGTTTTTCCTCCGCTTCGGCAGCTAACCGGCGACGTTCTTGAGCAGCTTTTTCGTGCAGATAAGTTGTAATAACCCCATTGACCGAGCGCTTTGTTTTATCTAAACTATCGGTTACAATCTTAAAAAAGCCATCAACCGCGCGGCCACCAGCTAAGAAAGGTTCTTTCTCGGCGGTGCGCGCAGATTCAATTTTGTTAATCGAGGCTGTGATATCTTTGACGAGATCGGAAAAAACCCCACAAGTTTCATCATCAGTTATAGGTTTTAGATCGTCCTTAGCCTTTTGAACTAATTGGCGCGCATCATCTAAAATAGGTTGGTGGCGAGCCTTCAAATCAATTTTCAGCGCCTCCATTGGCTCTGGCGGGTTATTATGCCCAATTGCTGCTACATTCATAAAATCTCCTTTTTTGTTGTTGACACATAGGAAAATATAGGATAAAAAAGGGAATGTCAACTAAAAGAAGGGATAAAAATAATGACACAGGAAAATACAAGCCCGGAGCCTGAGGAATATAACTTTGCCCAGGCTCTTGTGAAGTTGGAGGTTTCCGAATCTACGTTACGGAAAATGGTTAGGCTCAAAGAAATTGGTTTTCGCAGGAAGCGCGGTAAGGATTTATTCTTTACGCCTGATGATATACGTGATTGGAAAAAGCGTGGACGCGTTGAGCCTGCTATTACCCAAGCCTTACCGGCTCAAGCTTAGCGATGGGGGTTATGGCAACCGCACTCAAACATTTAATGGCTGCTGGATTAACCGGCGACGAGCTTGTTTCTGCAATTGCTGAAATAGAAGATTCTCAGCTTACGTCCGTAACGCAGTTACAGTTTGATAATAGGTCGCCAGCTGCAATACGGATGGCTAGATATAGAGATCGTCAGCGTAACCTAAGCGTAACTAAGCGTAACGAAAGCGTAACAAGCGTAACGAATGTTACAAAAAGTGATGCTCCGTTACAGGGCGGGCAAGCCATTCCTTGTCCTGGTAATATAATCGTAACCGGTGACGTAACGCGTGACGCTTCCCCCTCCGATGGTTTTAATAGTTTCCCAGACCCTTCCTTAGATTTCTTAACCTCCCCTAAAGAAAACCCCCTAAAGGGGTCAAAAGAAAGTCCCCAAGCTGAAAAACCTGAAAAGGAAGAAAAGCTAAGGCGGCGAGGTACTAGGCTGGCGGAAGATTTGGAATTGCCGGCGGAGTGGCAGGAGTGGGCCGCGCAGAGTTATCCGCGGCTTCTGAGGGGTGAGATCTTTGAAATCTTTGCCATTTTTAAAGATTACTGGATCAGTAAGGCAGGCAAGGACGCAACAAAAGTCGATTGGCTCGCAACTTGGAGAAATTGGCTAAGACGAGATAAAGGCAACCCAGTAGGAACGAAATATGACACAAAATCAAAACCAAGAACGGACAGACCAAATGGAAATTACACACCCGGACAGCATAACTACCTCGCCGATAATCGAGGGTTCAGAACCGTTGTCACTGACCCTAACCGACCGGACGGTGATGGAGAATTGTAGCAAGCATGGCGAGTATGAATCTGAGCAACTTTACAGCCACGGCAAGCTGATGCTGGCGAAATCATGCAAAAAATGCCAGGAAGAAGCCGAGGAGCAAAGCGCTATCCAAGCCGAGCAAAAGAAACTCGCCCGCCAAAAACAAGATAAAAAGCAAAGATTTGAAAGTCGTATGAGATTGGCAAATATTCCCGATCGGTTTAATAGCATTGGTTTTGATGAATATAAGGTTTCAAATTTTGGTCAGAAAAAGAATTTGGCCGAGTGCAAGAAATATGCCGCTGAATTTGCGCCTGGTGTTAATCTTATTCTTTGCGGCGAAACCGGCACGGGCAAGACTCATTTAGCTGTGGCAATAGTTAAAGCGGTTATAGCTGAGGATAATTCAGCCATGTATACCAGGGCATCAGCCATGCTTCGAGAGGTGAAATCGACCTACAGTTCTTCGTCTAATTCGACCGAAGATGATATCATAAAAAAATACTCATCACCTGATCTTTTGGTTATTGATGAGATCGGCGTTCAATACGGTTCAGAGGCAGAAAAAAACATTATATTCGAGATACTTAATGAAAGGTACGAGAGAGTTAGATCAACAATAATTGTCTCGAATTTAGCAATTGAGGGAATAGAGCAATTTATCGGCTCTAGGCTGGTAGACAGGTTGCGCGAAGGCGGTGGTTCGATTGTAATATTTAATTGGGGGAGTGCAAGAAAATGAGAAAGCGATATAGCATTGAAATTTATTCCATTGAGCAACGGGATAACGGTTTTTTAAAGCCTACAACAAAAAAGCGGGTTAAAACCTTGGAGCATTTTACTCAAAGGCAGATTAACGAATTGGCCTATAAGTTAGTTCAGATGGACGTTGATGCAATTGATTTAATTAAAATGGAGGTCGTCCGCAAATGAACGAGCAAATTAGACTACGCGAAGAAATAGAGCGCAGGGAGGCGGAGACTAAAGAATACCTTGTAACTCACAAGGTTAAGCCGACCACAAAAAGCAGGCTGGTCGATAATATGATTAACCGTATTGACTCTGCGAGGTCAAAATGAAGGATTCTGTGCGCACGGGGGGTTATGATTTGTAAATTGGTGGTTCTAGTAATGCTAATAATCGCTGTGCTGATATTGGCCGGATTCCTATTACATGGGAGCGATGACGAGCATGTCTAAACCAGATCACACCTCCCTAACCTGGCCAGCCGTGTTCATCGGATTAGCAACATTCCCAGAATATATCCTTTTGGGCTGGATACTTAGCAACAGCATTAAGTATGGGGTCAAACAACTAACTACACCAACCCCAGCTATTACAGCGCCGGTTGAAGCGCCAAAGCCAATTAAAAAGGAGATGTCGTCATGAGCGATTTTGCCCCAGATTCAACTGCCAATCGGCTATTTTGGTTTTTGTTAGGTTTTTGCGTCGCAGCGATTGTCGGGATGGTTTTATGAAAACAATATCAGAAATCCTTGAATTGGATAAAAAGCGTACTCAGGGTGATTGGCATAATCTTTGCGCCCCCGACATGATTGAAATAATCAAATCCCAGCAAGCGGAGATTGAGCGATTAAGCAATGTCAAATCTTTGCTCGATTACCTTGATACCAAACTACCAATACCAGAGGAGGGCGAGCGAGATAAGATTGAAGAATGGCAGGCTGCGTATGCGTTTTTATTTAAGCAGATGAATAATTTAATGGCTGATTTAATTGCCGCCAAACAAGCACTAACCCCCAACAGCAACACTACAGGAGAATAAATTATGGAACCGACATGGATAACAGATGGCATCGGCGTTAAATGGATAACTGACAAAGATGGTAACAAATGCTCAGTTATATATTTCGGCAGTGAAGATGCGGCGGAGAGGGCACTAAGGAGCTTAAAGAACTGTAAAAATTGTATTAATTGCAGCTCTTGCAGCTCTTGCCGCGATTGCCGCGATTGCAGCGATTGCAGCGATTGCAGCTCTTGCAGCTCTTGCAGCGATTGCAGCTATTGCAGCTCTTGCAGCTCTTGCAGCGATTGCAGCGATTGCCGCGATTGCAGCGATTGCCGCTATTGCAGCTCTTGCAGCTCTTGCCGCTATTGCAGCGATTGCAGCGATTGCAGCGATTGCAGCTCTTGCAGCTCTTGCAGCTCTTGCAGCGATTGCCGCGATTGCAGCTCTTGCCGCTATTGCAGCGATTGCAGCGATTGCAGCTCTTGCAGCTCTTGCAGCGATTGCCGCGATTGCAGCTCTTGCCGCTATTGCAGCGATTGCAGCGATTGCAGCTCTTGCACCTCTAAAGAAAAAGAAACAGGTGATTTTAAGCTACCAGCCATACCGAAAATTGAAAACATACATCAACAAGTTTTGGCCGCAGTTTCTCAGCCGAATGCTTTGGATATGTCAACATGGCATACTTGCGAAACAACCCATTGCCGGGCCGGCTGGGTTGTCCACATGGCGGGCAAAGTAGGCGAGGAACTGGAGAAATTCTACGACACTCCGTTAGCGGCTCTGAAAATCTACCGTGAGAACTCATCAATAAAAGTAGGAATGAATGAATTTTTTAAAAATAACGAAGAAGCTATGGCCGATATAAAGCGAGCAGCCGCAGCGGAAGCATTACAGCAAGGATGTATATGACAAAGAATGAACCGTTTCCGGCGCATCTAGAATTCTCTAAAGAGTACGGACAAAGGCGACAAACCGTTACTGAAATGGTTATCTCTATATCAAATGCTGGCAGGCTGGTTAGTGAATTCAAGCACCTCCAACAAGCCGCGAGTTATATGGCGGAGGCTTTGGGGTTTTATAAAAAAATAGACAACTATATGGCCGATCTAATTCCTTATCAGGAAGGTGATAAAACAGCTAGGGGTTTTGATTTCAAGCATACCCTAGTTCATAATGATGGTGGTGAAATAGCGCGCCAAGCACTTGCGGAATGGCAAGGAAATCATGAACCAAAACCCACAACCAATAACGAATAGAGGAGAAGTGATATGAAGAAAATAATAACCGAAAAGGAATTTTATATTGTTGCAGGATTATATCATTTGGCTCAGGAGCATATAAAACAAGCAAACAAATATGAAGCTGCGCTCGGTGAGCTTCTTAGTGCCGAGTCAGATTATGGCAGTGGCTATGATTTAGGCCATATGGGTGACGGCATTTATTCTGATTATACGCTTAAGGATGCCATGAAACGAGATGGAATTACTGTGAAAAAAGGTAAAAAAAATGGCAATACTTAATTACACCACTAAGGTCAACGCAGAGCGCACCGCCGCCGAAATCCAAAAGTTACTGGTAAGGCACAAAGCTATGGCGGTGCTTAATGAGTACGAGAATGGCATTATAACTCATATATCGTTTAGGGTACAAACTCACCATGGGGTTGTTTCAGTGCGGCTCCCTGCGCACGTAGATGGTGTTTATAAGCTGCTACAACGCGAGAGCATTAGAAAGGAATATAAGACAAAGGAACGCGCTACATGGGTTGCATGGCGGATTCTAAAAGATTGGATTGAGGCGCAGATGGCATTAGTTGAGGTAGAGATGGCATCGCTAGAACAAATATTTTTGCCGTATATCCAAACCAATACCGGAGAAACTGTGTATGACAAATTCTTAACGGGCGGCTTCAAAGCCCTTACCGACCAAGGTAAGCCACATGAATAACGACATCAAACAGTTGCTACCTTGTTGTGGCGGGAAGGTAAGTGTTCAAAGTGAGGCCGGTTGGCGGGGCGAAATGATGTTTTATGTCTGGTGCGAAGAGTGTGAGCTAAAGCTCGGATGGGAAAGAGATCCGGCCATAGCTATAAAACTTTGGAACACCCGCAACGCCCTGGCTAAACAGCAAGACCATATTGTTGAGCCTAACAAAATGGTTGGCGATGGGTGGCGGGATAAGCACGAGCGCGGGGAAATCTTATTATCCGCTTTCCGATATTGCCTCGGTCGCAGAACTTACGTCACCTCAGACTGCGTAGAGTGGCTAACTAAATACTGGGATGATGTTTATTGGTGGCATGAGCAGATTCACCGAGATATTAAACGGGCGATTGAGCAAAATATAGCTGGGGATGATTGCGATATCGCCGTGTGGAAAAACATACTTGAGTTACCAATCGCAACCAAAACAGACAAGGAATAACCATGCCGGAAACTGATTTATTGAAAGCACTCGACCGATCAATAGCAAAAGCTAATTGGAGCGATTTAGCTAGTTGCTCGCAAGAAGATGTGTATGAGCTGGGCTTTAAAGATGCGTGGCAATCCCGCCCCCCAGAGCAAAGCACCCGCGCAGGGGATGGGTTGCTTGAAAATATATTGCCCCCAGCCCCCGATAGACTGGATTTGATTAAACAATATAGGGTAAAATGGGGATGCAGCTTATTACAGGCTAAACAATCTATTGATAACTTTCTGGCTGAATCAACCCCGCCAGTAAATAGCGATGTGGGGGAGCTGGCGGGTTTGCCAGAGGTATTTTATGCAGAACCGGCAATGGCATGGCATCCATTATCTGTTGAGTGTGAAAACCAATATGGGGGATTCAAACATTTTACTACATCGGAAATTAATGAAGCCCTTTTCAAGCACAATAATAACAAAAATGGAGAATAAGATGAAAGGTAACCCATTCGACCCGTGGAATAATCCGATGTACAAAGGCGACCCGTTCGCTCCTTGGAACGGGATGGATCACGATAGCCCATTTAAATGCTGGAATGATCCTTTCAGCCGGGGCGATGAAGAAGATAAAGTTCAGGAATACTGCCAAGAACACAATATTGATTGGCGTAGATAGCACAATAACGGAGAAGAAAATGTTTGATACAGTATTTGTAAAAACGGACGGACGCGCTTGGATGAACCTATACATTCCACATGTTGGTAAGGTCAACCATGAATTTCAATTACCACCAGAGTTTCATAAGGCTTTGCTTGATTATTGCTACGCTCAAGCTGACCTGAAAGTGGCTGATATCCAAGCCAATATGACAGCAAAGCACAATAATAACGGAGGAGAATAACCAGATGCCTAAGCGTATACAGCGACAAAGAACTAAGGGCTGGAAGATGCCGTCTAATACGATTTATGTAGGAAGGCCTGCATTTTTCGGCAATGAGTTTGTCCAGGAAGATAAATGGAAAGAGGGGCTTGTTGCGGTTCCTACGGCTGAAGACGCAGTTAATTATTACAAAATGATGTGTGATGAAGGCGGCGAAGATTGCTTATTTGTAGCCACTATAAAAATGAAACTAAAAGGAAAAAACTTAGCATGTTGGTGTGCCCTAGATCAGCCATGCCATGCAGATGTTTTATTAGAGATTGCCAATCCCAAACCCATCGAGGCTGTAAATGAATGATGAAGTAGAAGCCCGCCCACTAGAGAGTGGGTATCCGAAAATGAAAATAGAAAAGAATCCCTATGGCGATATTTCATTCGTTACTGAGGACGGAGAAATCCGCATAGCTAATATGTGCCATAGTGGGTTTGGTGTAACTTCAGACGATAGGGATTGGGCTGATTTTATAGTCACAGTTTATAATGCCGCTTTAGCTTGCAAGGATGGTAGTAAATGAACGACAATAAAAACCCATCTCACCCATACGACACGCCGCTAAACCCAATAAGCATAGTAACCGGCGTTTACAAGGGCCGTGTTATGGTTGATTTTGGCCGCTTTGCGGTGCATTGGATCGGCCTTTCAATCGAAGAAGCAAGAGATTTAGCTGACGCGCTTATGCGTCAAGCTGAAGCGGCGGAGGGATTTTCCCAATGCCATTAACTACCAACGAAGGAAACTTTTATGATTAACGAAAAACAACTTGAAGAAAAAATAGCTGCATCGCCAGCGGCGCGCGTAACGAAAGAGCAAATAGAAAGCCGGATTGTGGATCATTCGAGCCATGTTCCGCCAACAACTCCAACAGTTACAATCGTTACGATTAAGCTGGATAACGGCTACTCAGTGCGGGGCGAAAGCGCTTGCGTAAATCCGGAAAACTTCGATGCGGAGATTGGTTATAAAATTGCATATGATAATGCTTTCAAGCAATTGTGGGCTTTGTTTGGTTTTATGCTCGCCGAAGATCAATTCCGTAATAAATTGGAAATGCAAGAAGCTGGCAAACAAAGCGCAGCTTAGTACGTTTACAATCAACTCTAAAAAAGGTATAATAAATCATGCTTACTATAGGATCAAAAGTAAAATATATCCGCGCTAAGGGCGCTGAAATTGTCGAGGGCGAAGGGTATTTAAAGGGGCTGGGGCTTGACCCGGAAAACCGAGATGTCGCGCTCATACGCGAAATAGAGGGAGAAGGCAAAAGCTTTAATTGTCCAGCTAAGTGCGTTAATCCAACCGACGAGTTTAAGGCCGAATATACCAAGATGGTTAAATCGGTTATGGAGCTGGCCGAGGAAGGCAATAAGCGCAGCAAGGCGATCGTAGAAGAATATAACGGCCAAATTGTAGAGCTGCACAATAGTCTGCTTGGGAAACCTCACGTATTTGAATCATCTGAGCCGATGATTTCGGATGGCGGGGAAGCGGGAGAAGTTGGAGAGGCGGCGTAACAAAAAGCGGCGGGGCGTAAAAACCCTGCCGCTTACAACCAAAGTTTTAGAAAATGGACGGAATTCAACATATTGGAAATATACCGCCGCCGCCGGCAAGGCCGCTATATTTGACGGCTGAGTCCTTTGGGCAGGCGCTCAGGAGGTTGCCGAGGGGCTGGAGAGGGCTTTTTATGCGGACATATCATTCGTAGAGCACATGCGACTTTTGGTGGCAATGCACCCCGAGAAGCAGCAAATCTGGTACATAAACGGCGAATGGGTAGAGGTGAAGAATGAATTACGCGGGCAAAACTAAATTCTATGAAACTTTAGACGAGGCTTTGGCAGTTAAGGCTAAGTGGACGTCTTTGCGCCGGTTTACAATTGGTGGCCATGATTATTTTACTATCACAAATGATCTTAACAAAGAGGAATATGCTAATCTGCAAGAAGACATTTTGCAAAAAATTCTAAGCTTAGTAGGAGCCAATAAATCCAGTGGCTAAAAAGCTAACGATCAAAAGAGAGAAGTTCTGCCAGGAATACTCAATTAACGGCGGCAACGCGACCGAGGCATATCGTCAAGCATTTGGTGTCGGCAAAAAAAAAGACAGCACATTATGGAAGCGCGCCAGCGAGTTATTAAATAGGGGGGAGGTGCAGGGTAGGATAAAACAGATACAACAGGAAAACAACGCCAAATATAGGATAACAGTGGAATCAATGACCGGGAAGATTCTGCGGGCTATGCAGGACTACGAGCGGCCAGATGAAGACGACTTGACGAAAGTATCTAATCCTAGCGGCTTAGTTTACGCAGCTATGCAAGCGGCGAAATTAAACGGGCTGTTACAAAAAGACAGTAAGCCGCTGGTGGGCAGTGTAGTTAGAATGGATAAGTGTTTGGTGGACGGTAAGACCAACCCTTGGGGCGTTGGGGAAGCGCCGCCACAATGACGACTTTGGAAATACCGCGCTTATTGAATATCCCGCCTAAACTTCTCCCCATAGTAACGGATTTTAGTAAATACAAATTCTTTGTTATCGAGGGCGGGCGCGGCTCGGCTAAAACGCAATCAATTGCCAGGCTATTATTAACAATCGCGGATGACGTGAAAGTCCGCATCGTGTGTGGGCGGGAGGTGATGAATACCATTGAAGAGTCGGTGCATGCGGTTTTGGCCGATATTATCTCGCGGGAGAATTTGGCCTACAGAGTGCAGCAAAAGCGCATTGAGCATTTTTATACCGAATCAGAATTTAAGTTCAAAGGCTTCCGCGAGCAAGGCGCGGTCAATATCAAAGGCGTTGAGGGCGTTGACATTATCTGGATTGACGAGGCGCAGAGTGTAACCAAAAAGACTCTAGATATATTAATTCCGACAATCAGGAAAAACAACGCCAAGCTAATATTCACGATGAACCGGTATATGCGCGACGACGCCGTTATCGCTGAACTGGTCGGCAGGCCGGATTGCTTGCATATCAAGATCAATTACTTTGAAAACCCATACTGCCCGCTGACGCTGAAAGTCGAGGCTGAAATCATGCGGAATAAATCAGAGAGGGAGTACCGGCATATTTGGCTAGGTGAGCCGTTGGCAACCGCTGGCGATTATTTATTCAACTTCGACAAGCTGCACGATGCCTATGACATTCAGCCTTTTGGGGATTTGTTTACGCGCCAGCGCGTACTCGGAATTGATTTCGCTGCCCAGGGTAACGATCAATGCGTCGCCACGGTGCTTGACCGCATGAGCAATCAGCATTGGCGCGTGACGGAGCAAATCGCCTGGGATGAGCCGGACGCGATGATATCAGTGGGCAAAATTGTTAATATGATTGGCGCGCACAAACCAACAATAACAATTTTGGACGTCGGCGGCATGGGCCATGTGGTGCATAACCGATTAACGGAAGTGGGGATGAAAGTTCACCGCTTTGACGGCGCGAGCACGCAAGCGGTTGATACTACGCATTATGTCAACGCACGTGCGGAGGGATATTATTTACTGAAGGATTGGTTTGATAGCCGGTTTTTGATCTTGAATAAACAATATCCAGAAATCGTGCGGCAGGCGGAAAAGATACGCATGAAATTCAGAAGCGATGGCAGGCGGTTGATACAAAGCAAAGTCGATATGAAGAAAGAAGATCAGTTCTCACCGGACGATTTGGATAGTTTGATGATGTCAGTTTTCGGCGCTGTGAAATTTCTCGGCAAAAGCAATGTTGGTTATGATCCGACAGACACAACAGGCGTAAAGCGTATCAGTGGGCGAAAACGTAAGCGTTGATCTTTACGGAAAATTTATGTATCATTCTCTAAATGACATTCTCAATCCGCTTCACAACTGTTGACGAAATGCTGGGTGAAACCGCGACGCGCTTGCAGTTGCAACACCGCGAGGAATTGACGACCAATAAGGCTTTGATGAAGCTGGCGCCGGATGAAGCCAAATACAAAGTAATTGAAGCGGCGGGCAAATTATTGGCGTTGGTGGCCGAGTTGGACGGAGTTATTATCGGCTACTCTATCAATTTTATTGACTGCCACCCTCATTACAAAGATTTGATTATCAGCAATAACGATTTGCTCTATTTGGACAAAGCGCATCGCAGGTCGAATTATGGCAAGATATTGCGCGATGAAACTAAAAAGCGCGCCAAAGACAAAGGGGCTAAAATGCAAATGTGGCACGCAAAGCCAGGCTCGGCGTTCAAAATTATACTTGAGCGTGACGGGTGCAAAGTTCAAGACGTTATATATTCTGAGGAGTTATAAACATGGGTGGATCAGCGCTTTTAGGCATTGGTGGATTATTAGCAAGTAAGGTTTTGGCAAAAAAGCCGCCCAAAATAGACAAAGCTCCTGTGGTCAATACCGAGGCCGCTTCACGGAAGGCCAAGCTATCTCGTTCAGCGCTTATCGAAAACGAGGGCGGTATTAATGGCGTTGAGCTTTCGCCGGATCAGGTGCAGAGACGCGGCACTATTTTCGGGAATTAAAGTATAATGAAAAAAGACTTTAAAAACATATACAGCCTCTATACCCAGCTAAAGACCGTTCGTGAGCGCTATAAGGCGCGGCTTTGGAATGATATTTCTAAGTTTGTGGGCATAGCTGTTGACCCTGATTATCAGCAAGACACTCAGCCAAAAACGGATGACCTCGACGAGTTTGTTGATGATCCAACCAGCGCGATTTCAGTAAACCAAGCTGGCGATTATATGCTCGGCATTATGTGGGGCACAGGCGAGGACGTATTTAAAATCGTTCCTTCGCGCTATGTCACGGAATTGGTTGATAGCGAGCTTGTGCAAGAATGGTATGATTTCGCCAGCGATCAAACGCTTTACCATATGAACCACGCTGATTGCGGATACACTACCGCGCTGCGCCCCTACGCTTACGACCAGCAGGCTTACGGCACTTCCGGCATAGGAATCTTCCCAAATAAATCTTTCATCAACAGAGTGGCGGATAATGCGCTTATAGCCCGCAATTACGGTGTGGATAATATCTGCATCGCCTCGGGCAAGAACGGTGTTATTGATATAGTTTTCGCAACCTACAAGTGGAAAGTTAATCAAATCATTGCTGAATTCTGCATGACTGGCAATAGCGTGGATAATAAATTGGTAGCAAAATTGCCGCGTCCAATCCAGCAAGCCTGTAACAAAAACAACATCAACGAAGAATTTATCATCGTGTTTGGCTCAATGCCTCGTGATGACTATGATCCTAAACTGAAAGGTAAGCGCGGCACGCGTTATCGTGGCGTGTGGTTTATGGAAAAAGAATCCGCCGGCAGCTCAATTTTCTTTGAGGAAGATTTTGCTGAGCGTCCGATATCAATTGCGAGGGCAATCCTGGTGCGTGGCGAAGACTATGGCAGGTCGGGCGGCACAATGCTTTTGTCAACAATTCGCTCCGTAAATTACATGACCAGCTCGGCAATTCAAATCATTGAAAAGATGGCTAATCCATCATTGGGCTTATGGAGCAATGCGATATTTGGCGACAGCGTGCTTGATACCAGCGCGGAAGGTTTGACAATATTTAATCAATCGCTAATGGGCAATGCTCAAGCGCCTACATTCCCGTTATATGATGTTGGCGATCCATCGGCGCTAGTGGAATTCTTGATCCCATACCTGAACGAGAAAATCACCACTGCATTTAAGATTGATGCGCTTTTGGATTTTAGTTCGGCGAAAGAAATGTCGGCCACAGAAAGCCTGCAGCGTTACGCTATACGCGGCAAATCACTTTCGGGCATGTTGCTATTGCAAAAGAACGAAAGGCTCGTTCCTGACGCTCGCAGGGCGATTTCAATACTGTATAACATGAATGAGCTGGGCGTTAATCCCAATACCATGAAAGATGCGGCTAAAAAGCTGAAAGCCGCTGGTAGGCAAAACCGCGTTATACCTGACGCTGTTTTGAAAGTTATGGAATCTGGCAGGCCGTGGTATGAGCTGCGCTGGAATAATGAGCTTGAAAAGCTCGTGCGTACCGAGGCGGTGCAAAACTTAATTCAAATCCTTCAGGCCATCGGCGGCATTGCGGCGCTTTACCCGGATATCATCAACGCAGTAAATTGGTATAAGTTACTAAAAGACATTAACGATAACTTGGACGCAAATAACCAAATACTGATTTCCGAGGATGAGTTCAAAAAGATCGTAGCTGATATGGCCAAGCAGAAAATGGCCGCGATGGCGCTGCAAGCTGGACAAGCTAGTGCCGAAATTGATAAGAATTCATCACAAGCAAATAAAAACAATACGCAGGCCACAAATGGAAAATGATGTTAAGCACACTGTAGATAAGCTTTTGCGCCAATCTCAAAAGAAAGACGAGGCACTTGAAATCGCCAAGGAAAAGAAAAAAGAGTGGAGCGATATGATAAATCGGCTATTCGCTTCGCCTGACGGCAAGTTCTTCGGCCAGCAATTAGTTACATTGCTTGGTGTATTCGCCGCCGAGCCAGTAACAAACCCGCTACAGTTGGTAGAAGGTAAAACCCGCCGCGATGTATATTTAAAGCTTATACGACCTTATCTTGACAAAACCCTAAGAATGGAGATAGAAAACTAAAATGAATCCACAACCTCAAGAGGGCGGAGCCGGGCCAACTACCCCGACACCTTCAGTCCCAACACCAACTCCAACTCCAACTCCTACGCCGACACCGGCTCCAACACCAACGCCACCAGCAGATCCAGCTGAATCACCTCCGGCGGCTATTCCAACTCCTACCCCACCCGCTGCGCAACCAGGCGAATTTAAAGTGCCTGATGCCTATAAAGACAAGCCGTGGGTTTCAAAGGTTAAAACCGAAGAAGATTTATGGAAACAGCTTGAAAACGCTCAATCAGTGCTGGGTAAAAAAACTCTAGCTCCTGATTTTGAGAAAGCCACTCCCAAAGAAATCGAAGATTATTACGCCCAGATACGCCCGGCTGATAAAACGGCTTATAAGTTCGATGATGCTGGCGAAGCTGTTTTGCCGGGCACCAACGACGCTTATGCCGAAATGCTGCACAAGCACGGCTTGCCTGCTTATGTCGGTAATAACCTTATCAAAGATGTTCAGGCGCTTCATAAGCAGCAATTTGAAAAGATGTTTGATGAAGCTGATTTCAATGGCGAATTGGAGAAATCTTTCGGCAAGGAATACAAAACCGTTGCCGGCGAAATTGAGCCTTTCCTTCAATCAAATCTAAGCGAAGAAGATAGAAAAATCCTTGATGAGCAAACGCCAAATAAATACTTGGCTGTTATATATCGCTTGGCAAATAACTTGCAGAAGGCTTACGGCGTAAGTGAGGGCGGGGCTGCGGCTAACCCTCCGTCGCCAGGGATCGGCATTGATGTGGAAGCTCAGCGTAAAGAACTTAGGGGCAAAATTGCTGCTATGGACAAGCGCCCGCATGAGCACGGAGAGAAACAAAAGCTAATCGAAGAATTGAACGCAACCTATCAAACTAAAAGGTAATTTATGACTAAGGAAAATGGAAAAACTAAAGCTTGGAAAGTTACTATCTCCGGCTCTTACCGCAAAGATTTAAAAGGCGGCTATGTTGATTTTAGCAAGGTAACAGGCATTGTGCCGCTGGTTGACGAGGAAGTTTTAAACCAGCAAGTCCGCAAGCGTTACGCTGCAATGTGGCTTAGCAGTGAAGAGAATAGACGCAAATTCCCTGAGGGTGTTAAATCCATCCGCGAGGTGCACGTTGACAAAGCTGAGGTGGTCGAGGTCGATCAATTCTCATTCGTCGGCAAGGACATTATGGATTTGGATTATGAAGAATTGCAGGACTTGGCGGTTATGAAAGACCTCCGCAGCGTGCCTTTGTATAAAAAATCATCACTGCGTCGGACGCAAGATGTTGCCTATGCGGCTTATGCGTTAAATGTTTTGAAGCTGCAGGCAAAAAACAATACCAAAGAAGCGGAAAATGAGTGGAGACGATTAACCGATATTCGTTTTGACGGCTTCAATGCCAGCAAAAACCCGCCTATCATCATTGATGGCCAAGCTCATGTTGACACCACGCAGCGCATGACTAATGAGGAAATCATTGGCTATGAGCAAAAAAGCCCATCTGATCCAAAGCAAACTTTGACATTGCCGGAATTGAAAGAAATTGCGAAGATGAAAAATATCCCGCACGCACCAAACATTGGCTTTGAGGCGCTTTACGCTCGGATATTTTCTACAGCTGCTGCCTAATTCTAGCTCAGTGGGGAATTCCCAATTGCACGCCGAGCTTTGAATCAATTAAACCTCGCACCCACAGGCGGGGTTTTTTTGTCAGTTGCGTGATTTGAATTTTTATAGTATATTTACATCAAGGACACCTTCGTTTATGAAGCCCTTAGATGGCGACGCTAGCCTAAATAGCTAGAAAAACCCGTGTTAACGGATACTTTTTCGAGAAATCAAAAGTAACAAATTAACAAAGAGGGAATTATGTCATCCACAACTTATAACCCGAGCATTGACCAAGCTGCATTGCAGAATTTTCAGGACTCGTTTCACGAATTAGCTCAGCAAAATAAATCACAACTCGCTTCTTCTGGCGCTGTTGTATATATGTCATCAAAGGGCAAAACAAATAACTTTGCGCGCATTGGCCGTATTGAATTAAGCGAAGTCAACACACGTAATCCTGATAAGCAATTTGGCGATTACTCAGTTGATAACCGCCAATTCACTAAACGCCGGTTCACAAAAACAATTCAAATTGATGCTAAATATGACATCAACGAATTAATCAAAGATCCGACAAGCGATATCTTAAAGCAGTTAGGTAACGCGAAAGAGCGCGTTATTGACCGCATTATTGTAGCGGCTGCGGTTGGCTCGGTTTTGGTTGGTGGCCCTGATACAGCGCCCTCTACTATTTCTGCATCAACAGACGGCGTTATAACCGTGGATGCATCGGCTGGTTTGGTTTACGAAAAAATCACTGAAATTACCGAAAACTTCATCAATAACGATTTGCCATACTCAATGTTCAAGGGCACAACTCTTTGCATCACTGGTACGGAAAACACTGATTTGATGGCGGAAGTTGAATTCATCAATAACGATTATATCAACGGCAAGCCTGTTGAAGATGGCGTGATGATGAAAGCGGGAACTTACCAGGTAGTTTTGTTTGCTGGCTCTAAAACGGGCGGTATTCAGGTTATCAACCCGATCTTGCCTGAAGGTGTTACGCTTCGCTCTTGCGTGGCTTTGGCTCCTGAATCAATTGCAATGTCAATGGAATTGGCAAAGCTCGATGTCGAAAAGTCGGCTACTAAAGTCAACTCTTGGGATATCACGATTGATTTCTGGATCAATGCTATGAGAACTGAAGGCGTTCGCGTTCAGATCATCAGCACAACCATATAGGGGGCAACATGAGTTTTCCTAATGAACGGAGACTAGATACCCTCGAAAACCTGATATCCAACATGGTTGACGGTTATACGGTCAATGTCGGGGATAGCGGTCACGCGGGGATATTAAATATATTCCCGACAACTGCGGCGAAAGGTAAGTTGAAAGTAACGGTCACGGATCAAAGCACTAATACAACTGTCGATTTAGTTGTTGGCGCGATGGCGGCGGCTCGGACTATCACTCTTGCCGATCCGGGAGCGGCTGCTAGCCTTGTAACTTCGGTTGGTATCGGATCCACTCAAACTGTTAGGCAAAGTGCCGACGTTGTTAAAGACGACGGCGCTGCTGCTGGCGCTTTAACTGGGCTGGTGCATACGCTTCAAGTAGGAACGTATAAATATAAAGTAATGATTCAGTGTCTTTCAACGGCAAACGGAGGCGCAAAGATAACTTTTGCGCTAACGACGGCTGTATTGACCTCGATTCAGAACGTGGCCCGAGCCTTCACGGCTTCAGCGGTTGCGTGTGCGAGATCAACTACGGCTACTACCGGCGCTACTCTTTACGGCGCAACTGCGGCGATTACGCAGATTGAGCTTGAGGGTACTATGGTCGTTGGCACAGCGGGCACTATTCAGCTTCAGGGCGAACAAAACGCCTCTCATGCTGATGAGTCAACCTTCTATACCGGATCAACTTTTGAGATTTATCGCATCTCCTAACAATTAATTAAGGAATAATAATATGGCTACAGGTATCAGATCAAACGGGTTTACGGAATATCCAACAAATCCGGCTAACAGCGTGGGTAAAAAACTCCGCACTGTTTTCTACGAAAAAACAATTGCTACAGGCGCGGGAACTAATACCCTGCATATTTTAGCAGGCCCACTAACTTATGATTCAAAAATCGCTGCTGTTAGAGGCGCAACACCAGCGCTGACATCGGCGAATGATAACGATCTGGGTTTCTGGAAAAAAGAAGCTGACGGCACGTTTACGGCAATTGATGCGGACATTCTTTGGAATGGTGCGGATTTGTCATCAGCGTTAACTTACCGCGAGCTTCTCGGCACTCTGAATACATCGCTTGACCGTGATGATAATATCGGAACTCTTCTCGGCCTTACGCAAGAAAGCGAACCGGCTGGCGGTGTTTATCTGGGGCTTTATATCCAGACAGCAAGCACGGCTACGAGCGAAGTTTTGAAGCTCGAAATTGTTATCGAGGAAGCTACTACTAAGTAAACTAACACGGGGCGGGGCCAAAAACCCTGCCCCACTGTTCCAGAGGCGGCATGGCAATAAACAGTAAATCCGATATATGTAATCTTGCATTAGGTCATTTGGGTAATTACGGCACCGTTTCGGATATTGATACCCCTACCAATGACAAAGAAAGAACGTTCGCGCTGTGGTATGATATCACACGCCAAACAACACTTAAGTTGTTGATGCCTAATTTTTCCTTAGCTAGAAAAGCCACGAGCAAGGTTATTGGCCTTGATGACGTTGGCTCCGGTTACGAATTTGCTTATGAGTACCCCGTTGATTGTTTGAAGCTGCTCGGCGTGGGTGATATTGATTTAAAGGATTTGAGTATTTCTGTTGAAACTTCTGGCGGTTCTACGCGGATTTTTACTGACATTGATTATACTGACGGGATGCCAATCAGGTATATAAAAGATATCAGTATTGTGACCGCGATGAGTCCTGAATATAAAATGTATTTGAGCTTTGAATTGGCCGCAAATGTGGCAGTAGCAATAACTCAAGACCCAGCTAAGGCCGCTATGATTATTAAACAATTGCCGGGCAAAATGGCCTCATTATCGGCGCTTAACGCGCAGGAAAACCCGCCGATCCGTATAAACAACTCAAAGTTTAAAGCTGCTCGGTTTGGTGCTCTTTCCCATAATCCGAGTAAGCTATAATGGCAAAAGTCACCACCTCATATAATAACTTTGCTAGGGCAAAAATAGATCACGACATGAGCGGGCGCTTTGACCTGCCAATTTATAATACTGCCGCCGACGTATTTGAGAATTTTATTTCCAACTTCAAAGGCAACGGTATTTATCGCTCCGGGCTTGAAAGTCTGCTTGCGTTTCAAGACTGTGCAATGGTCGAATTTAAATTCAATACCAGCCAGAATTATATTGTTGTTTTGTACAATTTGAAAATGCGCTTTTTGTCCTATGATAGTTTAGGCAATTTTGGTTGGGTATTGGATTCGGGGCTTGTCAATCCTTTGGAAATAACAACGCCGTATAGTTTAGCGCAATCAAAAATCATTGCCAAAGGCAGGCCGACGCAAAACAAAGACGTTATGGTATTTACGCATACTAGCCACGAGCCCCGCAAACTAATCCGCGTTGATGCAAACACTTTTACACTCACACCTTTCGCGCGTAAAGATGATCCGTTTAACCTGACGTTTGCTGCGACTAAAGCCATCACTGCAGTTACTCAAGCCCAATTCGCGCAAGTTACTATCGTCGGGCATGGATATAGCGTCAATGACCGGGTTAAGGTGCAAAGCATTGTCGGTATGACAGAATTAAATAATTGGACTGCCAGAATTGTCAGCGTTGTAGATGCGAACAATGTTACCATTGATGTTGATACTACGACATTTACAGCATATAGCTCGGCTGGCACGACTAAGAAAGTACTGACCGGCGATTACCCCGGCAACTGTTTATTCTATGGCGGTCGGCTATATTACGCCCGGACACCAAGCAAAATTACCACTATATGGGGCAGTGAGTCAGCTAATTACGATATATTTACTCTGCCGGCAACTGTCACCGATACTTCTGCCCTGCAGTTTACTATAGCCGATATTGCACAGCCTATCGAATGGTTATTTGCTGGGGATAATAGTCTTATTGTTGGTGCTGCTGATGGCATTGTCGCGGTTAATGGCGGGGGCGTCGGCGTGCCTATTACCTCAGATACCATCGACGCGACCATTACCTCTGCTGATGGCTGCAATGCTACTTATCCAGTACGCAAGGACGGGCTTATTTTCTATGTGGGCCGTAATAACCGAAATCTTTATTATTTCAGCTACGATCTTTTGACCGAAACATTCAAGGCGGAAGATTCTAATATTATTAGCTACGACCTTACGCTTGGCGGATTTACGAAAATCCGTTACAAAAAAGACCGAAATGATTTGATCTACGCTCAGCGCGGCGACGGCGATTTATGCACTTTAAACTTTAATCAAAAAGAGCAAATAACTGGTTGGCATGAGCATAATACCCAAGGTACAATTCAGGATATCGCTTCCATTACCGACAATAACGGCGATCCGCAATTCTTTGCTTTGGTGTTGCGTGGCAGTACTTATTATTTCGAGCGCCAGGCAGATTATGTGGAATTCAAGCCGCGTGTGCAATTTTTCACCGACAAAGACAGCAAGCTTGATGATGATGCGGCTTATAATCGCTATGTCGCCGAACAATTGAAAAACTGCATATATTTGGACGGCTCTCTTGCTTATAGCGATTTGCGTACCGAAACTATTACTTATAACTCAGGCACAGGCCGCATCACAGCAGGCGGCGCGTCGTTTGTGGTGGGTGACGTTGGTAAGCATATTTCCTACAAAACGCTAACTGGTTACGAAGAAGGCAGATTTGAAATAACGGCATATGTGAGCGCGACTGTGGTTGAAGTCTTCGTGCTTCAAACGCCGACAGCAAACAGTTATTCATCTTGGTATATGAGTTTCAGCAGCCTTAGCGGTATTAGCCAATTTGATGGCACAACTGTGGGCATTGTGACGGATGGCGGATATTTGGACGATTTCGCTATTTCTGGAGGTGCGGTTGATCTCGGCGCGCAATGTAACCACGCGGTCATTGGCTATCGCTACAAGGGCATAATCAAATCTTTCTGCCTGGGCTTCCAATTTCAGGGTAAGAACACTCAGGCGACGTTTAAAGCCGTTTCTAGGGTGGGTATTCGTACTCTGGCCTCAGCCGGTTTAATGTTTGGCACCAGTCTCTATAAAATGGAGGCGGTGCAAGAATTAACTCAGAACGACCTTAATTACTTGCCACCCATACCGATGGATGGCACAAAATACGTTGTATATTCTGACGATAACGAAGAAGATAAATTTTTCTATATAACGCAAGATGAGCCGCTACCAGCTCAAATAACTTGCGTTATGGTAGAGGCGAATTATGCGATTTCGCCATAGGGGGATTGAATGGGTTTTACTGCTGCTGCTAGTGTCGGAATGTCGGCTTACACAGCTTATGAAACGAATAAACAAGGCCAGGCGGACGCGAAAGCATTGATTGCCGAGGGTAATATCGTGTCGAAAAATAAGGCCAAGGAAATCGAATATAAAGCCGCTTCGCAAACGGTTTCTTTTTTGAACTCGGGGCTTACTTTAGACGGCACCCCGCGCAATGTGATTGATTCAACTTATAAAACAGGTATTCAAGACCTCAATCAGATTAGGAAAAATTATAATACTGGTGCTAAAAACATTGCTTCAAAAGCGCGTACCGATGCATTGAAGGGGTTTGCTTCCAGTGTATTTCAATCATTCTCGATGAGTGCGTTTGGAACTGGCGGTAATTTAGATCAGATCGGCAGCGGCGGCTCAAATATATCATATAACGGCTACGGAAGATCTGGCTGGGGTTCGGGTATAGTAAATTACAACGGCGGGATTGATCCCGGCGGCGAAGATATTTTTACGACGTAGGGGAAGATGGCAAGAAGGGATACGAGCAATTATAATACAGTTCAAAATGTGCAGCCAGATAAAAGCTCGGCAATTAATGCTGCCTTTGTTGATGCCGGGCGACAACTGGGCGAAGAATGGGTAAGGCAGGGGCAGGAAGCTAAGATTAACGAGAATCTCTCCGCCGCTCAGCTCGATTTGACGGCTCTCAATAACAAATTCCAGACTGAGTATGAAGGCGACCCGATGAATAAAAAGGGTTTGTCAGATTTTAAGATGAGCCGCCAGGCAATATTTGACCAATATTCTAAAGATATTGATCCGCTTTACCGAGGAGCTTGGAATCAAAAATCCCGTGAGCTGGGCGCGCAAAATGATATGGTTAACGAAGTGTGGGGCTTTAAGCAAACCCGCGTTAATACCGTGCAGAGCCTTAACAACAGCATGAAGAACAATTTGAACTTGGCAAATATTGCCGGGCAGAATTTTGCAGCCAGCGGCGGCGAGGACATATCGAAGTTTTTGGATATTGACACTGCAGTTAATAATTTGCAGGAATACGGCGAAAAGAATTTAGGCGAAATAACGGCGACGGAACAGCTCAAAGATCACAAAGAAGATTTGATGAAAGTTTTCGTGAGTGGTGCGGCTGAGGCCGACCCTATCGTGGGCGTCAAGCTTTTAGATAACCTTACAGTGCGTGATAGTTTTAGCAATCCAGAAGTTTACATGAAATTTAAGGATGCTATCGAAAATAGGGCGCTAAAAGTGCAGGAAATTAATGCGGAAAGAGAGGTGCTTGGAGCGCTCAAAAATCAAAACTCAGTTTTGGCCAGGTCGATAGAAAAGCCGATCCCGTATGCGGAGCTGCAAACTCTGACCCAAAATATGAGCTTGCCAGCGCAGGATTATTTCTTAAAGGCTAACGGTTATAAGCGCGCTGGTGCTGGCGGGGCTAAGCTTAGCGAAAGCGAAAAGCTCGAAACTAAGGCCGAAATTTACGACCAGATCGTGCAATATTCACAAAAGGAAGATTTGAACTCTAATGACGTGAGCGCAATGCAAGATACGATTTTCAAGGCGATGGATAAAGGGGCCATTAAGCAAAAAGACGGCTTAAATTACATTAACCAAATCACGCAACCGCTTATAGAAAAGCAGGAAAAATCGCTTGGCCAGTATGGGCAGGATAGCTGGTTTACTGACGCAATCGGTTTCGATGCGGTGCAAGAATACTATAGCGATCATGTGGAGATTAAGCCGGCAGAGGGCGAGAAGAAAGTCGGCGTGCAAAGTTCGGCACTAAATACCGTTAATAAAGTTAAGTTATATGATTATTATGCAGGGGCGTTGGAGGGTATAGCTGGCTCATATCGTGATGCGGATCATCCAAACGGCTTAAAGATCGGCGAGGTCGCGGAGCTGGGCAAAAGCCAACGCCAAAAGATTTATCGTGAAGCGCAGACGGAAGCCCAGCGCTTATTTCTTGAGGATAAATACCCAGCGCTTCGCACTATGCCCGATACGCCCAATTTCGTTTATGATGGTGGTAAGCTAATCCCCGGCGTTACCGGCCAGCGTAATATCACCCCTGATGTGAAGGCGTCAGATTCATTTGTTATTCAGCGCAATAAGGTGAATGGTTTGCTCTACCGTCGCTACAGCAACGGAAAGCGGGAGCCAATTGGCCCAGCAACGGGGGCGGCTATATGATGGAACCCGAGCCAATTGACACGCCGCAACCAGCTAATCCAGTTACAGAAAGCGCTCAAGAATTTGACGATAGCGATTTTGAAACTTTGAGTAAGCAGGAACTTCAGGGCATGGACGCGGAAAGCAACTATGTGACGATGGATGCGCCGCAAAACAGCGTTTATGACGCAGAGCGTAACCGCACCATTGGCATGCCGCAAACCTTGAATGCTGCCGAAACGAAATTCGTAATGCAGCGTGACGTGGACCAGGTAAAAAACTTTTTCGGCATGGAGGATGTCGGGGCGTTTGATGCGTTTGGCAAAGGGATTGATTACATATTCATCGGGCAATTGCCGCAGGCTTATGGCAACCTCATGCTGGAAAAAGGCGAAAGGCAAAGGGAGCAAGATTTGGCTAAGCTAGAAATGGCAACCGCCGGGGAAGCGCCGCAATATGCTAAGACCTATGACAAATATGTAACAAAGCCAATTAATAGCATAGTTTCGTTTTTCGGTGGCCAGCCCGCAGAATTACTGACGGAGAAAATAGAAAAAGATAAGCCTTGGAATAGCCAGGCCAACAAAGAATTTATTAAGCAGGTTAATATCTCATTATCGCGCAATGACGAGCTTATCGGCAAATCCGAGGATTTAATTGAGCGCAACAAAAAGTATATGGCTGACGCTGGTTTTGAAAGGCCGGAACAAGGCGGAGTGGCTGGCGTTATGTGGGATATCGGCAATGGCGCAGGTTCGCTTTTAACTGCTTTGGGGATGACGGCTGCAACGCGCAGTGTAGTGCCGGCGACGCTTTTATTCGGAAGCCTTAAAAAAAGTCAGATTTACGAAGAAGCGCGCACGGCGGGTAAAAGTCCAGACTCGGCAGGGAAATTATCAGATATAGCCGGAGTTATTGAAGGCGCACTTGAAGCCGTGGGCATTGATAGGTTTGTTAAGGTTTTGAAGGGCAACACAGCGGTTAAAAGGTTTTTGGAGGGCGCAGTTGTCGAGGGCACGCAAGAAGCTTCCCAGCAGGCGGCAGAGGAAGGTTTAACCGCAGCAAGCGGCGTTAGGAAGGAAAGTTTAGGCTCGGCGGCGCAATCAATTTTATATAGCGGCTTCCTGGGCGCGGTTTTGGGCGGCGGCACCAGCGCGGCGGTTGGCACATTTGTTAAGACCGAAGCCAAAAAGCAAAACATGACTGACGAAGAAGCCGATAACCTGTCAAAATATGCCGAGCAAAATGTTGACGCGGCAAAGCAGAACATGGGCGAATTTATAGATAAAGAGCTGGCCCCGATAGCGGCTGATGAAAAAAGCGCCATGGAATTCATGCAGATCATGAAGAATTTTGATAATGATGCGTCAATCGTTAATCGGGATTCACTTGATGCTGAAAGCCGTAAGGTGTTCGATCAGTACGTTGAAATATTTAACAGCAGCCAAAGGGATAAAACAGGCGTTAAGGCTGTATCCGAAACCTTTTATAATCAAGCTAAAAAAGCAGGTGTTAAAGAAGACGAGGCAGCGGCAGCAGCACAGTTGGTTGGAGCGCGGGCGGATGCGGCCAGCCGCGCCTTGGGCATTACTCCGCAACAATGGTATGAAAGCAAGAAGCTGATGATTAAGGGGGCTTTGCAAACCAGAGCAAAAAAAGTCACCTCAAATAAGGTCGCAAAACAGGAAGTAAGCCCAGAAAGAGATAATTTATATAAAGCATTAGATTCGATCCGCTCAGGCAAACCGATATCGAAAGTTAGAAAAGGCTCAAAGCAGCCGATATTATCATACTTGAAAAAGCGGGGCGGTATTCGCATCGGCTCTACGGCTGACCAGAATCTTCGTTCTATGGGCATAACTCCGAAAACCAACGTGGGGCTTTTTAGGAAAAATGGCGGCATTGGTGAGCTTGATAATATTGATACTTATTCCCTGCAAAGCGCCATTGGCTCCGAGGTTCAAATACCAACTGAAAATGCTAATGCCTCTGAGGCATGGCTGTATGAGCGCATTAGCGATGAAACTTTCGGCAAATCCTTGGATCAGGTGGTCAATGATGAGCAAAGCGGCGTGGATCAATTGGAGCGCCAACTTGAGGCTTACGGCATTGACACGGCGAAAATGAGCAACGAAGAAATCGCCGATATGTTGGATGGTATTAGGGAGAAAGAGGCCACGGAGCTTATGCTTGATGACGAAATTCTGTTCCAAGATAACGCACGCGGATCAATCAAATTCGATAAGGATTCTACAATTATCAGCTTGTTTAAAGCGGCCAACCCGTCCACGTTATTGCACGAGCTGGGGCATTTATTCTTACGTGATATGCAAGCGGTTGCCAATGCGTCTATACGTCCGGCAGTGAAGGCCGATTACGAAAACATCAAAAAATGGTTAGGGGCCAAGGATGAAAATTTCACGGTTGAGCAAGAGGAAAAGTTCGCGCGCGGATTCGAGGCATATTTGCGAGAAGGCAAAGCACCGCAGTCGGAATTGCAGGGAATATTTGATAAGTTTAAAGAATGGCTTTCCGCGATTTATAAGAATATCCGCGATCTTAATGTTGATATTAATGATGATATCCGGCGAGTATTTGATCGGATGTTGGGCGGCGACTTTGCGAAAAGTGAAACGCTTTTGCAGGAAGCCGACGCGCGCGACATAGCGGCGGATTATAAGGCGGTAGCAACCGGCGAGGATGAGGCGACTTTCTGGCGTGACACGGCGGCGGTGTTTCATAATATATCAGATTTATCGGCTGATGCTTTCGTTCCAGTATCAACTCGCCTTGGAAATATCGACAAGAAATTAAAGCACGTAGTAAGGCAGTTTGTATTTAAAACCGGTTTATATACCCACGAAGATCGGCAGAAAATCAAGCCGTTTATAGAAACGGTAAGCAATAAAATGACGCCAGAGGACTACCGCATATTTAACTTGGCTCTCAAAAACCGAGATAAGCCGAAAGTTGATTTTATGGTTGGCCAATACAAGCTAGAGAGATCGTGGTCGGCGGTGCGCGATGTATTAGATAACCTTTACAATCAAGCGAAAGATGTGGGCTTAGGCCTCAATTATGTGCAGGACTATTTCCCGCGAAAGGTTAGAAATAATAAAGTGGCCGAATATATGGCGGCTATTCGTGGCTTGGATGAATGGTCGGAGATTGAGGCGGCGCTTAAGGCTGCTGATCCAGAGGCGGAATTTACTACCGAGGAAAAAGCTGCATTTGTGAATAATTATCTGCGTGGTTTCACGACCAAGGCCATCAATCTTTCTAAGCCGAGCTTTTTGAAAGAGCGCAGTATTGACTACGTTACTCCACAATTTAATCAATATTACGAAGATTCAATGCAAGCGCTTATGGAATACGTCGGTGCGTTGCGGCATGGCATAGAATCAAGGAAGCTTTTTGGCAAATCTGAAACTGATACGGAAAACAATATCGGCAAATATGTCTTAAGTTTGGTTAGGGATGGCGTGATTAAACAGGCGCAGGAAGAAGAATTAAAAAAACTATTAAAGGCAGTGGTTGAGCCAACCGGCACGCGCGGCGCGGTGGCGTGGGCTAAAAACGCCAACTATATTTATTTGATGGGCAATCCAATTAGTGCGATTACTCAGATTCAAGATTTGGCCTTTTCTCTGTGGAAAAATGGTTATTACGGAACGATAAAATCGTTTGCTAAATCGTTAACCCGCCAACAGATTTTGAAAAAAGAAGATTTGGGTATTGATAATATTCTACAGGAATTTGAGGGCGAGGGGCGCGCCGCCTCGGCTGTTCGCAAGGTATTTAAGGCGGTCGGATTGGAGGCGATGGATAATGTGGGTAAGGAAGTTTATATCGACGCCTCATATTCCCGGCTTCGCAAACTCAACAGAAAGGGCAATAAGGCTTTCGCTCAGCAGCTTAAAACTATATTTGGCACTGAAGCTGCGCAGGTTAGCAAAGACCTCTCAGGCGGCACGTTAAGCGAGAATGTGAAATATTTGCTTTTCTCGGAACTGTCGGACGTTCAGCCCATATCTTTGGCCGAAATGCCACGGGGTTATTTGCGCGGCGGCAACGGCAGGATTTTCTATATGCTGAAAAGCTACACCGTGCGCCAAATCGACATATATCGCCGTGAGGTTTATAGCGAAATCAGAAGCGGCGATCCTAAGCGCGTTGCTGCCGGGCTTTCCAATCTTTCGCGACTCGCCGCCTCGCTTATGTTGATGGGGGTGGCATCGGACGCCCTAAAAGATTTGTTGCTTGGTCGTGAAATTGAAGTTGGTGATTTGGTCACCGACAATATTCTAAAAATAGTTGGGTTTACTAAATATCAGGTTTACAAAGCGCGAGATGAAGGAATCGCTAATACATTTTGGAAAACTTTATTTGTGCCTCCGATCGCCACGCCTATTGATGACCTCGGCAAAGATATTAAAAATATCGGCTTTAAGGATAAACCTGCCAAAGATTCTGAATTGCTTGGCCGCGTCCCGGTTGTCGGTAAGTTTTATTATTGGTGGTGGGGCGGCGGGCGAGCCAAAGGCGAGAAGGAAAAGAAAAAGAAATCAACGGTGAGTACTCCGTAAAAAAACAATTAGAAACTAAGTCAAAAATATTATATATTAATCAAAGTCGAGGGCACAATGGCAATATCAGATAACTACGTTCCAATTAAGCAATTAGGCAATGGCTCAACCGACGAGTTTTCGGGCAATTGGGCTGTTTTCAACGAAGATTATCTGCGTGTTTATTTGGAAAGCGTCACAACTGGCGTGCAAACGCTTCAGGAAATTACTACAGATTATACGGTTGAATTTGACGAGAGCGGTTTCATAGTTACCTTTTTAACTCCGCCGTCTTCATCTAATTACGTAGTAATTGGGCGCTCTATAGATCTGGATCAAGAAGTGCCTTATAAAACTTCAAAAGGTTTCCAAGGAAAAGTAATCGAGGATAGCCTTGATAAACTGACTGGAATTTCCCAGGAATTGAGAGATATAGTCGGTCGTACTATTTTGTTTCCTTTGGGTTCGGGGTTTAGCGCTAGCTTGGCCGAGCCTGTAGATCGCGGCGTTTTATATTTTGATGGAGAAGTTGTTAAATCTGACGAAAGCAGCATTGACGATCTGGTTGATGCAGCGGCAGCGGCGGCGGCTAGTGCGGCGGCTGCCGCGATTAGTGCAAGTGCCGCCGCCGCTAGCGCAATAGCAGCAGACGCATCGGCAGAGTCAATCGAAACAGTTGTTGAAAGTATAGATATATTATTAGAAAGTAATAATAATTTAAAAGACTGGTTGCCCGAAATTGCTTATAGTTCGACAACCGCCTGTGCTAAGATTCAAGCGGCGGCGGATGCTTTTGCGGCAGGAACAAATATTGAGCCGCTACTGTTACCAGCAGGGCTGATAATTCTGAATCAGACCCTATTTTTGCCGGCCAATTTTACCATGATCGGCGCGGGAAAGCATTCCGACCTTCGGGAATATGGCGATACTACAGGCGGCGTGGATCATCCCTTGCGCGGCACGCTGATCTATACCGACGAAGCCTCAATTACTGCACGAGTATGGACTGACGTCACCGCCAGCGATACTGCTATTAAACCTGGTATTATGCTAATGGGTGATAATATCAGGCTGGAGAATTTCACGCTACAAACGCCGGTCGCGCTGGCTAATGCACTTGAAACGGGCATCCATATTTGGGGCACGGGCAGGCATACTATCCGCAACGTAGATATACGCGGCGGATGGATCAACGGCGGGCTTTATTTCGACGCCTCGATGAGCAGCATTAATACCAATCTTACCGGCTTGGCATATTTGCCCGCTTGGTTTGATGCCGATTATATTGCCCTTTATGATAATGGCCTAACCGATACATTGGTCGAGAATTGCCGCATTTATGGAATCAAGGCCGTTACAGTACAAGGAACGACCCGCACGACCGGGCTTTCACCCTTCAAATGGGCACCGAACGGTATTAGCGATACGGTTCTTTCCAATTGCCAGCTTTATAACGAAGGCGACGACGCCACCCGTGCTGCATCGGGGGCGCTTGTTAATTACGATTACAAAGTCGATGGCGCAAATTCCCAAGGTCTAGCTTTCCACTCATGTCGCTTCGATGGCGGTGCGATATGGCTTTTTAATTTAGACCATTGTGATGATATTTCCTTTACTGGGGGCAGGACTTTTGCGGAAACCTCGGCAACATGGAACGCTTATCAAGTCGGTCAAGGCGTGCCTACAGCAGAGCAAAGGGCAAGAATCAATCTCACAACTGAAACTGGGCTAGTGATTATCGAAGGTGAGATTTTCGCCAATAAATCTTTAGCCGGCACTGGTGATGACCGTTTGCGTGACCTTCAATATCGTGCGGAAGGTGGCAAGAAGATAATTTATAACGGCCATGACGGGATTTCCAATCCGCATTTCTGGGGCGATTTCGATAACGCCGCTCGCGCTTTAAAGATAATGTCTTACCGCGCACAAGGCCAGATAGACATTCAAAACTTAAACGGCGGCGTAACTACCTACATGGTACTGCGTGAAGATAAATTTGATTTGGTTGACGTTCCTATAATTGACGCGGATAAGGCCGCGGCTACATTTAAAAGCGTAACTGTGCAAACAGGAACGGGCGCGGGCACTAATAAAATGGTTGGCACGGCTAGCGTCCAATATACTCCCGTTGGCAATGTCGGCGCGGGCGTAGATGATTTAATGACTTACACCTTGCCTGCGAATAGCATGTCGGTAGTCGGAACGGGCGTAAGGGTAAAAGCTTGGGGGATTACGGCCAATAATGCTGATGCTAAAACCCTAGCCTTTAAGGTTGATGGCAACACATTTCTAACCCAAGCAATGACAACCAGTATCGCCGGGGCGTGGGAAATAGAAATGCTCTTTATTTCTACCGGCGCAAATACGCAAAGACGGTATGCTAGATTAACACAAAGTACGCTTAATGGTACGGCCTCCAACCTTATTCAGCACTCGTCAAGTACGGAAGCGGCTAATACCACATTGGCCCAGGTCATTAAAGTGACCGGCTCGGCTACGAACGATAACGACATTGTGCAGCAAGGCATGATAGTAGAATTTTTAAATTAACAGGAGATTCCAAAATGTATAATATCGAAACAACTGAATTATTGGCCGAGGGCGTAAGGCTCCTAACCCAAATTAAAGCAATGCTCGACGAGCCGGAAAAGGTCGGCAAATTGATTTTGGGCGTCGAAGAAGCCAAAGAAACTTTGACCAATAAAGATGAGATTGATGCCCGTTATCGTGAGGCCATTGCTAGCGAAAAACTCTACGGCGAATTGATTACTGAAACCAAGCAGACTTTGGCTAAAATCGAAACTCAGAACACTGCGCTTGCAGCTCGAGAAGATGCTGTTGTCGCTAAGGAAAAAGAAGCTGAGATTGCAACTAAAAAGAATACGCAGGATGCAAACGCTAATGCTAAGCAAAAAGCGGATTTGGAAGCGATGCAAACTGAGCTTAGTGCCAAACTTGCAGTTGTCGAACAGGATAAAGTTGCGGCTGCTGAGGCCCGACGCAAAGCTCAAGAGCGGCTAAATGCCATCACCAGTATTCCAACTGATGGCCCTTATATTGACGAGGCATAATGGCGCGCATCCGCTCCAAAACAATTACGGGAGAGAATCAGTTTTCTGACGGCATAGCGCTAAAGAAAGGCGGGGTTTTGACCTTAAGCGGCGACTGGGTAGGCACGGTATCGCTGCAAAGGCAAAACCCCGTTGCGGGCTGGGTTGATGTTACTAGCAATTCCGGCACGCCAGTCACCTTTACCAAAAACGGCACGCCTGGCCTCGATCCTTATGAGTTTTCGGGCATATATCGTTTTGGGATTAAGACAGGCAATTACGTTAGCGGCACTTTAATCGGTTCAATCGAGGGCAGGTAATGACGGGCGGCGGTGGCGTATCAAATATCTTATCGGGCATTTGCTCGCAATTCCCGCCAGGCGATCCCGGCGCGGATAAGTTATTATTTTGGAATAACACGCTAAAACAATTTGATTATCTTGGTATCGGTGAAGGGCTAACGATTGTCGGCGGCGACCTTATTTCTGATGGCGCGGGCGGCGGCGAGTTGATTGCTGCGGATATGGATATGACGCTAATAGCCAGCGATTCGGGGAATATTTATTCCAACGCGGGCGCGCTCGGTTTGGTGACGGTGACTTTGGACGCAACGTCAGGATTTACGGCTGGTTTTGTGGTGGCCGAGGCTTTTGAATTTAGAATTAAGGCGCCGACTGGCACTATAATTTATGACGGCAATAATGCCTCGGCGGACGGCGGTTATGATTCTAGCGCCCGAATCGGCTCTTGGCTGGAAGTGTATTGCATTGACACCGAAACGATAGTTGTTAGAAACGCTAAAGGCGCATGGGGGCTAAATTAATGAGAGTTTTTATCGCATTTATTATTTCTCTCGCAATCAGCATATTCGCGGTTGTTTATGCCATGCCGTCTTACGGCGCGACGGTTGTTAGAAATGAAATTAGTTTTACCGATCCGAACGCTGACAGGATTTTGTTTTGGGATGATTCGGTCGACGATATCGGAATCCTTAGTTTGGGTACGCATTTAAGTATAAGCGGCACTGTGCTTAATGTAGATTTCAGCGACTATTTTAACACAAGCACAGATGACAGTGACGACATAACAGAAGGCGCAAGCAACCTATTTCTTACCTCTACGGAGCGTATCAAGCTCAGCAATACTAGCGGCACTAATACTGGCGACCAGACTTCAATTATTGGCATAACCGGAACGAAAGCGGAGTTCGATACCGCGCTGACTGATGGCGACTTTTTATATGTTGGGGATATTACCCAATATACTGACGAACAAGCCCAAGATGCCATTGGCGCGATGGTTAATTCTACCCTTAGTTATATAGATGCCACTCCAGCGTTAGGGATAAATCTTACTAACCCCAATACATGGACTGGTCAGCAAACCTTTAATACATTAGCGCCGATATTTGGCACGATGACGCAAGGCTCGGTATTGTTCGCCGGGAGCGGCGGGTTGCTTTCCGAGGATAATACCAATCTATTTTTGGATGATAACAATAATACTTTAGGAATCGGTACTACTCGAACGGGAGCTATATCATCATCTAACCCACGATTAAGGATTAAAGGCAGCGGCACGACCACTAATATGGCGCTGGAAGTGACTAATTCTTCCAATGTTTCTACGTTTAGTGCGACTGATGCAGGAACCGTTTCAGTGGGAGATTCGATATTTGTTCCTTACACGGCCACTGGAACTCTGCGTTACGTCAATTATGCTTTCGCCAATTTTGGCCGTCGATTTGGTATGTATGTAGAAGCCAGCGGCAATGAAGGCGGATTTACAGCGGATTCTCAGTTCACTTTACGCGCCACTAACGGCATAAATATGGTAACAGGAGACGGCTCCGGTGGATTTAACGCTATTAGTATGTCCTCAGATTATGGGGGTACTGTACCGGGCTTCTCAAGTGCGGCAAAGGTTTTGATAGAAGAAACAAGCTCCCGCCTTATAATATTTGGCGGCGGCTCTGCGCGTAAGCTTGCTTCGAGGGGTGGCTGGGCAAGACCAGCTGCGGGTTCGCCTGTAGTAAATATATTGGGATTGGCATCAGATACCGCTCCCGCATTAACAGTAAGGCAATTAAGTTCAGTAGATCCATTTAGCGATAGCCTTGGCGGCACTGTGATGATGTCTGTCGCCCCTTCTGGTTTGATTACAAATAGACTTGTAACAAAACAGCAGCAGTGGGAGTATGACGGTTCTAACTATGCCAATATCATAGTAGGCTCAACGGGCGTCACCACCTTTGATGCAACAGGAAGTGGAGCGGCATTTACTTTCAGTGATGATGTCGGCGTGCCTGACGAGGTTTACGGATCAGGTTGGGACGGAAGTCTGGAAGTACCTACTAAAAATGCCGTTTATGATAAGATTGAAACCTTGTCCGGTGCACCAACCGGCTCTCTTATGCAATTTGCGGGCAGTTCTGCACCGACAGGTTATTTGCTATGCGATGGTTCGGCGGTGTCGCGTAGCGCATATTCCGCATTATTTGCATTAATTAGCACAACCTATGGCGCGGGTGACGGCTCTACTACCTTCAACGTGCCTGATTTAAAGGGTCGCGTAGCAGTTGGTTACGATTCTGGTCAGACCGAATTTGACACTTTGGGCGAAACGGGCGGTGCAAATACTCACACACTTACTACAGGCGAAATCCCGTCGCACGATCATTCTACTGGCAGCGGGATGGAAGTCCTAAACACGCCCGGAACCAGCACATATGCGACATTAACCGATGGCGCAGGCGCATCAGGCACGACAGGCGGTGGCGGCGCACATAATAACTTACAACCTTATATAACTCTAAATTACATCGTTAAATATTAAGAGGACAATAAATTATGGCGACATTTAACTCACCTTCTGTAACATTCCAAACAGGCAGTCTTAGTACTGCTGAATTTGTTAGGCTATTCACAGACCATTATAATTATCAAACTATAGTTTCTGATCCTGAGAACCCGGGGCAATTAATTAGCAATCCAGAAACAAGGCAGCACTTTTATAAGAAAGTGCTAATCCGATTTCAATTGGAAGCCGTGCGAGCACAGCGCCACAAAGAGGCGGAGTCCGCATTAAATTTAACCGACAATATAACCGCAGAATAACTCAAACTAGGTTACGCAGAGCGGTTATGTTGAATATAAGTTAGTTAATTAAGAGAGGTGGTTATGGACGGCAAATTAATTGAAAGTTTTTTAAATCTCGGGGCAG